TCAACGGTTCGCTACCTGGCTCATGGAACGCGAAGAGCGACGCCAGGAGAAAGAGTCGAACCTGGAAGGACTTGTTCGATTGAATGTCCTGGTCTCATTTCTTACTCTCGGCCTCGTCGGTGGCTTTGAAACTGTTAGACTTGTTGTCCAGATGATTCCGTATCTTTGATTTCGGGCTTCATGCGACGGAGATCTCTCATCACCAGGCAATCCGCGGTCTTCATGCAACCACATACGCGGGCATGGAGCGCAAGTTTGAGTTGAACATCGGTCGCTTCCGCCGTTGTGAGAACCGTTTCAGCGAGTTTCACTTCGATGGCGCCAGCGATCCATTCAGAACGGCTTTGTTTGGCGTTGAGTTTTGCTTCTATCTCGTCAATCATGGATGGCTTGAGCGAGATGGTGATGGGGACATAGCGGGTTCCTGTGCGGCGCCGGCTCATTCTTTCACCTCAATGACGGTTAGAATTCCCTGTTCTTCGCATTCGTAGTTCGTACAATGAATCTCAATGCGCCAGGTGCGGTCACGGTATGGCTGAGTAGCCGTGATTTTGGCGTATGCTTGACAGTGGTTGCACCATGTATTTGCCTTCGAAGGAAAATCACGCATCAAACCAACCCCTTCTCATGCAGTTTGCCCATGAAATCGTTCAGAACCAACGCCCGCTCAAGGATTTCAAGCATTTCTTGACGCATTGGGGCGGCGATCTCTTCAGCCAGGGCGTCTTTGGTTGTCAATAACTGAAAATGGCTGAAAATCTGGCTTAGTTGGTCGGCGTTTTTGTCGTATCTTCGTCCGTTCATGACCTTGCGAGCGGCTATTCGTTCATAATGATTCCTACGAATTTCACAACGAAGGGCTAAACGACAGACCAAGAGACATTATCCACCAAGAGCCACGACAGCCCCCAAGTCTATGACGAGATTACAATAATAAACCTAAACCCTATCATGATAGGTATGGCTGAGTCATTCTTCATCCGACAGACACTGAACATTGGAAACACGAACACCTTCACTGAGCGAGCCGTAGATCTCGGTTCGTATGTGGATGCCTTGAACCAAAGCATCCTCAAGGTGCATCGTGTAGATGTTGCCTTCACCGACAGCACCGGACGCTCGCTCTCGATGGCTGCCGCGGACACTGCCGCCGTGGCTCAATTCCAACTCACCACGCAAACCCAAAGTGACATCGTGCTTCCTTCCGATCGCTCCATGGTAGCGGCTGGAAAAATCGAAGCATACACGCCTTCGATTGCAACTTCTCCCCTGGCGGCGTCGTCCACAAACTCGTTTGACATTGCACCGCAACAATACACGAACGGCTACTTGGTCGCCACTGAATCCCTCTACCTGGGCGGCGTCGCCAACACGGGATTTGCAGGCAATGTGTATGTCTCGATCGTTATCGAAGCCACCGTTGAGAAGATGTCCTCCGCGAAAGCAATGAGCCTTGCATTGAGTCAGCAATGAGGTGGCTCACTTGTGCGCTACTTGCAACATTTTGCGTCAATTGTTGATTGACCGAGGAATGTCTCCCTCGCTAGCCATGTCCATAGGGACGGAAGTCGGCGAGCGTGTCGAAGCCGCAGCCCCCGTGGTCGCCACGAAAGCCAAGCGCAAGGCCTCCGCATACAACCGCCGATACAAAGCCGCCTTCCGCAAGATCGCCCCTCGATACAAACTCAAGAGCGGGAAGTGGAAGGCAGGCGGGTTCAAGCGTGCGGTCCGTGAAGCCCACAAGATGGCCAAGAGGAAGTGATTGAATGGGAAAGACTCGTGTCCTGCGTGGTGAAATCCAAGAGTTCCAATATGGCGGAGCCGTGAATGTGATCCAGGACGACCAGCGGTTCAATCATGGGTTCATCATCAAGGACTTCCGTATTTCAAGCAACGATCCTGGAGATTCAACCGCCGGTAGTCGTGATTGTTTTGGAGTCTTGGCTACTCACGCTGATGCTGTGGAGTCCAAAACTTCCACAACGAGGATTGGTTTCAATTGGGGAGACCGTCGTCAAGTCGCATGGACATCAACAAATCACATAGGGGACTCTGTCCTTGAATGGACTGATGCTCTCATTGACCCAACGCATGTGGTAGTTCGTGATCTCTACGTAGCCATCACGGCTGGCTCAGCAACATCAACTCGGATTTGGTGCTACTACATCGAACTCGAAGAAGTCGCATTGACGGACAACCAAGCCGTTCTCGCCATCGTACAGGAGGAATCACAAGATGTCAACTGAAACCGAAACTGAAAATGCAGCTGCACCAAACCGAACTCAACGGTTCGCTACCTGGCTCATGGAACGCGAAGAGCGACGCCAGGAGAAAGAGTCGAACCTGGAAGGAC